CGCCAATACTGTCCATGATTTGAAGATACGAGCCCGCAACATCCCCGTGTGCTATCACGATATCATCACCTAATACAGCATAATCGGTGAAAACACCAAAACCATAACCCTTTCGGTAAGCCGCTCATTGAACTAAAAAGTGATGGGTTAGTGCGAGCATCGCTCAACTAGACAAAGCTCCCATAGGTTGACCAACGGAATAATAAACATGATCAATACCAGGATCCTTAACCCCTTTTGGAGGTTTTGGCAACTGGTATGGACGACCTACTAGAAGATTCTTTCAAGCCCAACCTGTTGAATTACCAAAAAGATAATTTAACAAATTGGCTTGAATATCAACTGGTAGACGATCCGTCGCCGCCGATAAATCATAACATCAAAATCTAGTTTTACCTAGATCAAGAAGACGATTTATAGGGGCAAACTGATCATGAGTACCATCCATTGGAAGACCCTTAAGAACTCTGAATAGGGCTGAATGTAGAGGACTCAATAACCATTGAGTCCAACAGTCAACCATTGCGAATACTCTAACTTTCCCCGCTGCTTCTGTTTTATATCCTAATTTTCCTATGGGATTTAATTTCCCATCTGAAACATCAGTTTCTAAAATAAAAGGGCGACATGAATCTACACATCAGTTAAAGGCTTTTAAAAAATATGATTCTCCACCTGGACCCTCCCCTTTAAAAGGAAGAGTCTTACGTTGAGGTATATTGTCTAAAAGATACTTAAAACTAGTGTAAACACTTGAATCACCAAAGGCCAATGAGCGAGCCGAAAGGTATATGGATAAAGGTGAGTAACTAACCTTCTGTCCTTTACCTCTCAAAACAGGTGTAGATTTGAGCAGCTGAAAGAAACGTACTTCCTCCAACATTGATGGAAAACTTTTTAAAGTTGACTTTGATGTTGGATTGGCAAATCCTAATGCTCTACAAAACAAGGGTATCATTTGTAAGATTTCTTTTCACAGAGAATCTCTAATAAATTTCCCTGGTTGAGTGATGGTAGATAATTTTAACTTCCCTGGAAATTCTAATATTCTATAAACAGAAAATCAGGATAACCAGAGTTGTAAAAGATATCTATCACCCATTAGGATTCGTTTTCTGTGTTCCCGGGGTATTAATCCCGGTAATCCAGAACCTGTACGCCTCACCGCAGGCCCTAGGGCCTGAGATGAGTGTATACGTTGACCCCCAACGGCTTGCATAGTCAGAACATAACAAGATTTAGTATAAATAACTAAACCCTTCATACACTGATACTTATACAAGCGTTGGAATCTACGCATACAAACCACAGCTGAACGAACCACAGCACTAGTAATACTTCCACGGATTACCCAATTGATCTTTAACAATCAACTGATAAATCCGCGTCCCGCTTTTACACGGAACGAATCATTAAGAATGCGGAGAGTTTTCTGAATATCACTACGATTAAAAATTAATTTTGAAATTGTAGCTATATTTTTGAAAGAGATTAGGACTATCTAGATTTATTCATTTCCAGAATAAACCAATATAGTAAACTTTATTCTTTTGGACCCTGTGGTCTTTTCA